CAGGTCTTCTCTTAACCCCGCCTTGTGGTACTAGAACTACATTCTTGGCAGTCTGCAAGCCTTGGTAATACTGATTAATGTCAGTACGACCACGCAACAATGGAGACAACTCTCCACTGACAAAGTTATTCTGTAAAAATCTTGACTTAGCCATTAGAACTTAATTATCGAAATTTGTATTGCATTAGTTGCAGGAGCAAATGCCGTAGCTGGCGCAGCATCCATCCATGCGTTTACATCACTTACGGCATAATTTGCCTGTATATAGTCCCCTGCACTCAAAATCAGAGAAGATGACACGCCAATGCTCTTGTAGGAATTGTTTTCGTGAACTGTATACCGAACAGACTTATTAGCGGTTGACAATCCATTGATGCTTGGAAAAAAATAAAACGTCTTAGATGATGCAGAGTCGCTAAATAATTGAATGTTCCCCGTAATAAGATAGGTTCCTGATTCCGCAAACTCAATCTTAGTATTGTCCAAATCGTTTAAAGCAATGCCGCCGCTATTTGTAATAGACACGTTAAAGGGAACTTGATAAGCGGTATCGGGTAAAGTGGCAACAACATCGACGGTTGATGCAAATGTCGCGCTACCAATGCCTGTAGCTGCCACAAAATCTTCACGAACGACCGTTACAGTACGAACACCAACTGCTGTGACGCGGAGCATAAACGTTGTAACGTTTGCTCTGACAACAATAAAATCATTTACATTGACTGAAGTGCTGGCGCTATTAAAGTAACCAGTAGCAGTGACAACATCCCATGTATCATCAGTTTGGTATGTCCACCAAGATGGTGCTGGAGTCGTCCCTCCATGCCTTGAGAAAGAGTTAAAATCAAAGGCCATTAAAACCTCACGTTAACAAAAGGGTTACTCGTGATGGGGGTCGTTGGGTACTGTTGTGAATCCGTGTAGCGGGCCATCCTAGAAGCATTGACGTACTCGGCAGACATTTCCATTCTGGATGCAGAGCTATCTCTGATGCTGGTGGCAAAGTCTTTAGCCAGAGCATACTCGATCATCTTGGAGAAATAAGAAGGCCAGTTTGCTTCAGGAACATTGTAAATATAGTCGCAATAAAGTGGGCCATTGTTATTGGTATACACCTTGTTGCCATAAATCTGGTAGTTGACGCTAGGGTACAACTTAATTAAGAACAATATATCAGCAGGAAGCTGGTAGATTGATTGCCATTCTTGATCGACTGGCGTATCGGTAGTCAATGCCAACTGGGCCTTAGCCCTAGCAAATCCCCATCGATGCTTAGTCAATTCATTCTGGACTATGCTGTCGTAAAGGGCATTAGCAACTTGTTGTGCTCGTGAGTTACCGATCAATGAGTTAATGGGTGTGTCGCCTATTAAGACTAACGCAGCACTAACTAAATCAATTTTAGTTGCCATATTCCTACCTGTAAGAATGATGGGGGCCGAAGCCCCCAATCACTTAGGCATCGCCTAATGCGGTACCAGATGCACAGTCAATGCTAGTGCCACTGTTAGTTTTCACAAACGTGATTGTAACAGCAGCCGCATCGCTATCACTTACGATGATAACGTCATTAACTTGCAGCTCATTGATTGCTGGAAGGAAGTAATCCGTACCAGTAACCGTGGCGATTGAGTCAGGAGACGCATAAGCGAATACCTTTTGTGAATCACCACTCCCACCAATGCGGGACAGTTTCGTGTAATCGAAAGCCATTGTTAGTTACTCCTTAAGCAGTCTTGTCGTATTGAACTTTAACCAGACCACCCTCGTCGCGAACGACAGAGCCAGCTTTCAGCATACCGTTGCTTAACCAAGAGGTACGCTCAGGAATCCAGTTAATTTCAGTTTTCATGTCGATGCCGACAGCCAAGCCAACAGCAGGACGCTGGTAGAACCAAGAGTCAACAATGTTCGCTGCCTCAGTCAAACCACCTTCAGTACGAGTTTCGATAATGATGAACTGGAACCCTACGAGAGTGTTCACTTCACCAGAAACAAGTGCCTTGATAGCCTGATAGTCAGAAGACGTTGCCTTCTCATCGTTCAACAACCCACCCAAACCTTCTGCTTCAATAGCAGCAAATAGTTCAGTGTTAGGTACACCCTGGTCGCGTAACTCAACTTGAGCTTGGATTACCTTCGCCATAGTCAGGTTAGCCGCTCCAGCAGGAACCGTAGTGGTCAGCGGAGTAGAAGCGTCCATAGCGTCAATAACCAACTGATCGCAACGACGACCCAAAGCACCAGCAATAGTCATTGCCAATTCTTGCTTCTCATCGAAGTTTACGTCAGCCTGGTCAAAGATGTCAGTGTACTCAGGAGCGTTCCAGTTGGCTAAAGTAGCCGTCTTGAACTCGTGAGCAACATCCATCGGAGTTACCAGATCAGAAGTTGATTTTTGGTTTGCAAGGCCTTTGCCCATGCGACGGAATTTGTAGGTATCACCTACAACGTTGTTTCGGACAGTGACAGAATTCTTCAGCAAGCCCATACCTTGGTAGGCATGTTTTACCATGCTGTCAAACTCTGTTACTGCTACAGCAGATAAAGTTTTTGACATTAGTCTATTCCTCAAATTGTCAAATAATTCAACGCGAATGTTTCATGTGAAACACTTGCATGTTATGAGGTTTTCGACTGAGTGCCCGACAGATCGGTCAGTCTTCAACCCAAATCTGTCAGGCCCATAGAGGGGTATCCGACTCCCTATATAATATCAGTTAGTTATATAAAAGCAAACTATCCAAATGTCTGTACATAAGGCTTGTCGCCGCCATACTCCTTCATCATTCGCTGGATCTTGGCTTCATGGTTGCGATCTACTGATCTCATCAAGTTACCGTTCTCGTCTTTGCGGAACATTTCACGCTCGATATCCTCCCAAGTAATGCCTCCAGGCTGGATATGGCCGTCAATAGGTAACTTAGCAGGGGCAGTAGCGTTGATTAATGCCTCTACTAGCTCTACTGATTCAGCACTATTGACCGCATAGCGTAGACGTTCGTAGGTATCACTATCGAGATTGTTCTTCATGAACTGCTCGACAGTCTTGATTCGTTCTATACCGTTGTCACCAAGTTTAGCTATCTCGACTTCAGCGGAAACTTCTTCTACTGCCTCGGATTGTGCAGACAGAATCTCCCATGCCTTGTTGAAATAGTCTTGCGACATATTAGATTCGTTGGCAAAACTAACTAACTCTTGCAGTAACTCGTCGTCGGACTCTACACCTTCAGGCATTGAGTATCCGTCTTTAGGCGCACCCTTAAATGCACCAAACTTTTTCTCCAGCTCTGTGTACGCAGCAGCTTGATCCGCAACTGACTTGTATTTGTCAGCCTTGTACCATTCTGGACGTTCGCCAGTGCCTTTGATTCCTTCCGTTAAGAAGTATTCGTTCTCCCCTAACTGCGGTTCAGCAGCATCTACCAGACTAACTGGTTGCGCTTCTTCCAGGGTATCGTTTTCTACGGCCTGTTCGCTCATATTTATCTCCAAGGATATTGAATGACAGCCCTTCTAGGACTGACCGCCTGATGTTTCAAACGGATTTCTACAAGTCTCCTGCCTCCATTGATTAGAGACAGGTCATTGATATCTACCCAATCCACATGCTTGCCTGCTCGGTAGCATCTGAACGCTCGGAACTTATGGATGTACTCAAACTTCTCGAATCCATACTGTTCTGCTAGGTCATATAGCCATTCAAATTTAAACCCTAGATCAATTAGGTAAGGCTTTTCATCACAGGCAATTTCTGGCCCTGTGGGGTCTTCTCTCTTGACACGTCTTTTCTTAACTGCTTCTGTCATAGCTTCTCCGCTTGCTGGATTTGATGAACAATGTACCGCATGACGCCAGCCTCACCGTTATGGTAGGCAGCTTCATAGTTTATGTTCTGTGCCGCAAGAGAGGTGTCGTTCTCTAAGAGGAATCGTTTGGTCATATCCTCTAATACTTTTTGCCCATCGTCAGTGCCGAAGCATCGGTTGTAAGCCTTAGCTAATTCAACCTGTCTTTCTCTGATTGCACTTTGAGCTTCCCTCGCCTTGTCCTCGTTTACCTCTAAATCATCCCAACTCATTGCACCGCCTGTAGTTGTGGTGGTTGTTGAGGTTGTTGGGCTTGTGCTTCCATCTGTTTAGCCTCTGCCCCAGCTTGGATAATGCGTTGTTTCTCGGCATCATCTCGTACCAGATCGGAACTCATGCCTGTTTTCTCTGCTACCCAAGTACCAAAGTCTTCAATCTTGAACGCCATCTGCACTTGATCTGGCCCAGCAGTAGCTAAAACAAACTCTACGGCTTGCTGAACTGATAAAACATCCTCAGAATCCTGTGCTCGTGCTAGTGGTGACGTAAATTTAATTTCTACATCTCTACCATCTAACTCGATAGGGGTGATTAAGCCTCTACGGATCAGGATAGATACCACGCGCTTAAGGATTGGGATCAATACTTCAGTCTGTAGTCGTCCGAATGCGCTACCAATTCTCTTGGCTAACTCTCTGGACTCGATAGCAATCTCAGTTGCTGTCCTAACTGGCCCTGCTGGATCGCGCAAGTCGTTAAACATGGCAATCTTGATAGCATTTTGCAGCT